CTTTCAAAATGTTCTTTATTTAAAAAATCATTTGCTTCATGATTTGCTTTATACTTCATCAATAAAGAAATACCAGCAGATCTATCAATTTTTTTCAAAGAAGAATGAGAAACATTGTTTTTTTGATGTCTTTTATATGGAGTGTAGCAATCATCTTCCGGAATTTTTGGTGTTTCTCTACCAGTATAATCAAACTCTGTGCTTTTTACTAATTTACCTTCATCATTTATTACGCCAGTGTCTGTTTTTCTTTTCTCTATTTGTGGACTATTAGACAGTTTGTTCCAAATTCTTTTTGCACCAGGTAATGTTCCATGGAACTTATCTGACGTTAGGCCAGCATTATCAGGAATGGCAGCAAAAGCAAGATCGTAAAGAAGTGTTCCGAAGTCCTGGCCTTGTAAAGCAGGTTCAACATATACAGCAGAGACTTGAAATGTATTTGGAATACACTGCATTCTATCATTTCCCGGTTCTGTTATTTGCATAACTGCGATATATCCGATAACATAAAAATCATCAACATACTTTTGTTTTCTATATAAAATTATGTGATGCTCTTCATCTCCATCAGACCATTGATATACACATTCTTTTTTTTCTAAATGTTCATCATCAAATGGTATACTTGGTGCCGCTTCTTTCAATAAAAACTTTCGCCATTCGTTTAAGATTTTTTTCATCGTTGTAAAAGTCTCCTATATTATTTATTATATGCTTTCTGGAAACCATCAGCAAAATCATTAAATAACTGCTCTTTAAACTTAAAATTAGGAGCCACTTCTTTCATTTTTATTGCATATATTTCATGGTTTTTGATATATTTTTTTAAATATTTAGCATATTTATTTGCGTCTTTCATTTTCCAAGACTGATCTGTTGCTGTTTGTTCCGATGGTTTTTCGCAATTGTCTTCAGGGTCTTCTGGTGTTTCTTTACCGCTATAATCAAAATTGTCATTACCATAATTTGTTTTTTGGCTTGTAATTTGTCCTCTATTAATCATTTTATCCCACCTACCCACTGCACCAGATTTAGTGCCAATCTTCTGGTCAGAAGTTAAGTTAGCTCCTCTTTGATTTGCTAACAAAAAAGCCATGCCATAAATTAATGGGCCATATCCTTGACCTCCAAAATTTTCATCAATATAAACATTACTTACTTGCATGGTTGGACCAATACATGGTTGTTCCGTGTCTCTAATATAAATACCACCAATAACATTGAATGCTAGACTTTTATCCTCTTCTTTTGTTACTGGTATATATAGAACCAAAAGGATAGCATCCCAAGTTGGCTTTAGAAATATCGCAAGATCGTTTTGGTATTCTTTCTTGGGTTTTTCATCAGTTATCCCAAGAAAGTTTGTAAATTTTCTCCATGCATCAAAAATTTCATTTATATTGTTCATTAATAAGTATACCTTCCGTAAAGATAAGGTGCAAATAAATTCTTTTGTAGAATAGATCCTTTTTCTTCTTCATGCGGAACCTCTCCAAGTTCTGTTGCATGTTCATCATCCGGGTTTAGCAGGGCATCATTCATTAAATCGTCATGTGAGTCAACATAATCCATCATTGGCGTTTCTTCTTTAAACCACTCTGCTATATTTAGAAGAGCAGTCTTAACAGAATTGTATTTTTTTGAGTCTAATATTTTAGCTTCCATTGAGCCATAAATATTTCCACCTTGAATAGAATCATAAGCAATAATTCCTTTTTTTCTCAAAAATTCAAACAAGCGAGATTCTGCACCATAAACATTGTCTGTTAATATATCCTTTGCAAATGCAATAATTTTTTTTTGTTCTTGCATAAGAACAATATCAATATCTTTATGATCATATATCATAAGATTGCCATCTAATGCTTCTCTGGCATTTAACTCAAAAACATATGTTTGTGCTTTGTTGTTTGTAATATTAATACCTATAGTTGGTTTAATCTCCACACCAACCTGTTTGTCGTCGGGAACTATAACATCAACTCCGCTTGGTTTTAAAATATTTACTTTAACCATTATATTTCCTCCACCAAATCTTGAATATAAAACAGTTTTTTAATTAATTTTTCGTCTAGTGGTTTTTTATTAAAGCCTTCTAAAACCATAGCAACTTTTTGTAATTTTTTTGCCTTTTCACCTTCGTCACACTTTGAGAGATTCTCAGAAAGCTTTTGTTTTAAGTTTCCAACTTCTTCATTAACAAATGTTTTAAGTCCAAGCCCATTATCAGAGAAAGAAACAATATAGTTTGTCAGAAGTTTCTTTTGGTTTTCTTTTAGAGAATTTTTATATGTTTCGTTAAACTTATTCACAAATGTTTTATAAGTTAAATTATCAATGTGTTTCATCTCTTTTTCTTGTATCTCAGAGGGAAGAAGTAAGGCTTTTACTTTTGTTTCAACAATAAGACGTGATTTGGCATGTGGTATGTTGTCTTGAAACCAAGCACCAACTGTTGCAATATCTTTATAATTTGGAACAAAGTTTTTAAACACATCTGATCCAAGTTGTTGATTGATCTGTGTAATTACTTTGGTTTGAGCGTTAAAAACAGATTTCCGATCAATAGCATTATAATCTTTTTTTGTTTCAACAAGAAAACGATCTGTAAAGTCTTTTGTCATTTTATCTTTATTCTCCAAGATAGATTTATATAAATTTAAATCTTGTTGTAATAGAGATCCTTTTGCAAAGTTTTCTCTAATAATATTTATAATCTTTTCTTTTCTTTCTTCTTGTTGTTTTACAATTGTTTTTGTTAGTTCTTTTACAAGAGATTCATAAAGAAAAGCGGTATTTCTTTTCTTATTGTGCTTCATCTTCTTTCACCTTTTTTAATAAGCCCTCAATCAAGGTATCAACCTGTCTTGATGTTTTAAATAGTTTGTCTTCCTCAGTTTCTTTGTTTTCTGTCACTCCACGAGCAAGAGAGTCTAAACCGCCAAACCCTGATTTGCCTTGAAATGTTGTTCTATATGTGTTCCCATATTCACCAGTGGCCTGGTTTTTTATTTGTTTTGAACGCCCACCCTTTGAATATGATGTTTGATGTCGCTTGTATGGACCTCTGCTATATTTTGGACCATCATCTCGTTTAGCAGGGGGTTCAGCCAGGAGAACATCATCTTTTTGATCACCCCCTTCGGCACCAGGGCTCTTGTCCCCAGCAGCCTTGTCTCCGGCATCACCGCCCAAATCCAAACCACCACCAGTATCACCAGCAGTGTCTCCACCAAGATCAAGACCGCCACCTCCGGTGTCTCCTCCGAGGTCTAATCCACCACCGGTATCACCACCGGCAGCAGGCGCTTGGCCGGCAGACTCAAGACTTGCTGCGAATTTTTTATCATAAAACATTTCGCGCTGCATTCTAATATACTCTTCGTCTGAAAGTCCAAAAAGATTTTCAGCAACCCAGCGCTTTGAAAAATATCCTTCTGTTGCATTACCAGCAACTGAGAATTTTTTATCCCAATGTTCCAGCTCTTGAAGCTCTGCTATTTTTGATGGATTGTTTAATTGCAATTTAAACCCAAGAAGATCATCATTGCGAAATCCCATTGTGAATAGGTGAATAATGCCAATCTTCTCAAGCTCTGCTATAACAACTCGTTGTAGTCTTTGGATAGTTCTTGCAAACCTAATGTCTTTTTGCGCAAGAGTTGTTTTATCTTCTGTCGCTCCTTCTCCCATAGTAAGATAGGATTGTGGTATTTTAAGTGCGGAGAACAACTTATCTCTAAGATATTTCACATCTTCAATTGTTGCGGTCATGGCTCCACCAGGCAAGTTAACAATATCCGTGTTTGAGGTTCCACGAATAGGAATATAATAATCTTCTTCAATTGATAATGGATTGTATCTTAAATCAAGCCGACCTGTTTTGGGGTCCACGACTTGATGACGCTTCATTTGAGTCATAACCTTCTGCATGTATTGTTCGACATCTTGAGGAGGAATATTGCCGACATCAATTTTAAATACGCGTCTCTCCGGAGCACGTACAATTCGGTATGCCATCATTGCGTCTTCAAGGAGAGTAAGTTGTCTCCAAATTCTTCTTGCTGGTTCCAAAACAGATGTTCCGTATGGAGCATGCTTATCGTTACCAAGTATTCTAAAGTGTGCCATTTGCCAGTTTTCTAAAGTCATTCCGGCTGAATTCCATTGAAACTGAACATAATTGGGGTTTGATTCGTCTTCGCCCTCTAATCTTTCAATCTCTTGTGGCGGAAGACCAATACATGCGCGAATACCCATTGCCTCTTCAATATCTAGATAAAGAAAGAGATCTCCATATTTACACATTGTTCTACACCAGCCAAACAAATTATGTTCAATATTAAGAACATTATGATAAAGATTATCTAAAATTGTTTTAATTTCATCATTTGGGCACTTAATTCTCAGCATTGATTGTAAAGATGAATGAGTTGTCATTTCATCTGCATATATGTCCATTGATGAAGCGCATTCCGGAGTATATTCCATCTGATCAAAATCAACATAACGTTCTGATCTATTGCGATTAGAAATCATGTTAACAGTCATAATGTTCATCGGGTTATATTCTTGTTTTTTAAACTGTTTACCAGAAGCAGAAGTAAAACGAGAAGCATAGGTGTCTAGATGTCTTCTTCTTAAGGCACGACCCTGTTGTGTTCTTCTTTGAGTAATAGGGCCAGAAAACAATCTTGTTAACGAACGAAAAAGACCATTCTCCGGATTATAGGGGTTTTTTCCTAAATTCTTATTTTTTTTAGCCATTTATTATCCTTTAAATATCCATGCAAAATTTCTTGCTATATTTAACTCTTTTTTATATTTAGTTTCGAAGTCGGCATTATACCCATCTTGTCCTTTTATGGTTGTATTCAAAACATTGTTTTTCATATACATTCCATCTATCATTGCTTTGCGATATTCCATGTCTTTTTGTGAAACTTCAAGCGCTGTATCTCTTACCCAACACATAATAGAAAGACACATTATTATATCATCATGATAAGATCTCATAGCTTGTGGTTTTCCATTATTCCAAATAAAAGTTCTAAATTCATCAAATGCTCTAGCTGATGGAATTTTAATAATTTTATTACGAATGAACTCTTCAAGTTTTGCCACTATAAGTGGGCGAGTCTTTGTTGAAGTTGTAAAGCCGCCAATAGCATTGTTCATAAACTCACCTTGAGTTGCTTCTACAAATTCATGCGTTCCTTTAACAGAGTAGTAGAGATTATCATACCCCATGTCTTTAAGTTTTTCAAACACAGAAATACCAATTCCGTTATTCTCAACAACAAGAAGGCACTTACCGTATTCCATTCCAGCCGAGTATAGCATTTGAGCGTACATATCAAGTGATGGTTTACCTTGATACTCAGCGACAATTTCCATTTTACCTACATCTAATACATGAAAAACAGAATTATCAGCGCCATCGCCTCTAGCAACATCGGCAACAAGAAGGTAATTACCTCCATCTCTGTACTTCTCCCATATCCAAAAATTTCTATCATATCCTGTCCTATAAATTGGTTCTTTTATTTGCTCTTGTAACCATGCAATATCATCTGGGTGAATAACTGTATCACCAGAAGTATTGAAATTACACTCTAATTCTTGTGCGATTTGACGACGAGACATATTTTTTGTCTCTTTATTAAACCACACCTGATCTCTTTCCGGGTGCACATCCCACGGTAGATTTACAGGTTTAAAATCTGATTCTCCATTGTCTGCCGAAACATAAGTTTTATGAAACCAGTTACCAACTCCATTTGGAGTTGATAGTGCAATGCAGCGACCACCGGTAGATAGTGTGGGGTAAAGACCTGTCCATAAATCATCAAGTCCGTCAATGTGTGCGGCCTCATCAATTATCAAAAGGGACAATGCTTCCGAACGACCAGCATCCCCAGATGTTGATGCTGCTTTAATTTGAGATCCGTTTGATAATTCAAATGAAGTTCTGTTATCAACTTTGATTTTTGCAACTTTCATCCACTCCGGAAGGTATTGCATTATGTTCTTAACCTTCTTTACAAGGTTGGCAGCAGTTTGGAATTTTGTTGCAATCACAAGTATGTTTTTATCTCTGTGAAACAACATAAACCAAACAGCATAAGCTGCGGAGATAGTAGAAATACCAAGCTGCCTTGCTTTTAGTATAACTGTAAAACGAAAGTCATTAAAATCATTTATCAAATCATCTTGGTAAGGATAGGTTTTAAACGGAATAAGTCCGTGCATTGGATGCGAAATACGACAGTAATTGTTTATGAAGTATTGCGGATCTTTGCCGGACTTTACAATT